CATTATAGTGAGAATCGCAAAGAAGGCGATCTATAATAAACAAAGAGTTGCCTGATAAATACTACATTATCAGGTAACCTTTATGAGCACATCAGCACTAGCAAGTCCACTATCAACACCATCAGGCTTAACACTTGATGAGTTAAAACAAGCATTATTCAAAAATCTTCGCCTACGTTTAGGTGATGGTATAATTGATTTGGAACTAGATCCAGATCACTATGAAGCCGCATACAACTATGCTATAAAAATTTATAGACAAAGAGCGCAAAATGCTACAGCAGAATCCTATGTAATGATGACCGTATTGAAGAATGTGGACACTTACACATTGCCACAGGACATTATTAACGTTCGTTGTATCTATCGTAGAACGATTGGGTTAGACACTGGCCCGGGTTCTACATCGTTTGATCCGTTCTCAAGTGCTATTCTTAATACATATCTATTGAACTACAACTATGCAGGTGGTATGGCAACATATGACTTCTATGCTGGTTATGTTGAATTAGCCGCACGTATGTTTGGTGGTTATGTAGTATATACATTTGATCCAGTAACAAAAGTATTGCGTATTGTTCGTGATCCTAAATCGACAGGTGAGCGTGTACTGTTATGGTGTGACGTTCAAAGACCTGAGATTGTATTATTGCAAGATCCGGGCGCGGGTGTTTGGATTGGTGACTACGTTTTAGCCACACTAAAAACAGTTATTGGTGAAGCACGTGAAAAATTTAGTAGCATTGCTGGTCCAGGTGGCGGTACCTCATTGAACGGTGCGGCTATGAAGGCTGAGGGTAAAGCACTTCAGGAAGCATTGATTGACGAATTGAAGCGTTATGTAGATTACAGTCAGCCATTGACTTGGGTACAAGGTTAATGAGAGCAACTGAGTTTATTGTAGAATACAAAAAATACCCTACAGTAGATTATGAGGGTGTTACTTTTACCATGATGGAAAAAGACGGTCAACTAATCGTTAAAGCACTCAATGATTTTGGAAATGCAATGGGTCATGTTATTTTTAACATGGATGGCAAAGAACTTGATCCACAAGATTTAGAAGTTGACGAAAAGTATCAAGGTCAAGGGGTTGCTAGAGTTATGTACGACTACATTAAGAGTCGTGGATTTATTATAAATCGTAGCTGGGACCAGACAGATGCAGGTAAAGGCTTCTGGGACAAGAACCGAGGTGAAGATGTTAGAGTTTGGGAAGAATAACCTAAACACTTTATTTTGTCACACCCTTGTAATATAATAAGTATTACGAGGGTTTTTTAATGATACTTGGTGTTACAGGATTGATAGGCTCCGGTAAAGATACTATCGCAGATTATTTAGTTACAACTCATGGCTTTAAACGAGTATCGTTTGCCGCAAGTTTAAAAGATGCAGTTTCATCTGTCTTTGGATGGGATCGTGAAATGCTAGAAGGTACTACTAAACTAAGTAGGCAATGGCGTGAAGAAGTTGATACTTGGTGGGCAGAACGATTAGGTATGCCCAATCTAACTCCCCGATGGGTCCTGCAATACTGGGGAACAGATGTATGTAGAAATCATTTCCATACTGATATATGGGTCGCAAGTGTTGAAAACAAACTACGCAATACCAAAGATAATGTTGTTATTACTGATTGTAGGTTTGCAAATGAGGTACACGCCATTAAAAATGCAAATGGCATAACTTGTCGTGTATTCAGGGGAGATAATCCTAAATGGTATAAAGCCGCAGTCGAGTACAATAAAGGTCCAAATGGTAATGCAGGATGGGCTATTGGTAAAAGCGTACTAGACAAGTACAAGGTTCATGCAAGTGAATATAGTAGTGTTGGATTAAAGTATGACCATTACATTAAAAATGATGGATCTATTATTGATTTACATGAGCAAATCAATCAACTTCTAAATCCCCACGTTTCCACTTAACTTCTTTACGTTTAACTACTTCAACACAGTTTAAACAAATTGTTCTGAGATTAATGCGTTCTGTGTTTTCTAAATTACCATCTACATGAAACACGGTTGTTTGGGTAGGATATAAACTTTTAAAGCCACATATATCACATGTGGTTTTTTTCTTATATCCTGATTTTTGCCATAGTGGTTTGTGCGGTTTCTTCTTTGATTTCTTTCTACCACACTCATCACATATACTGCGATAGTGCGTAATTTTATTCTTTACATAATTAACTGCACTAACGTTTTTGTTGCATGTCTTACATATTGGTCTCATAACGTATTTAGACTTTACCTTCGAAGGTACGGTAATACCGTCTTTTTTACCTTTTCTACTAAATAATAGTATGCATTTTAAGGTGGTAAACCTCACAATTTTACATAAAGGAAAACAAAATGGCATTAGTATCCCCAGGCGTAGAAGTAACAGTAATTGACCAAAGTCAATATCTTCCAGCCGCACAAAACTCAGTTCCGCTAGTAGTTCTAGCGACCGCACAGAATAAGGCAAATGCCGCAGGTGATGGAGTTGCTACTGCAACGACAGCCGCTAATGCTGGTAAGTTGTATCTTGTAACTAGCCAGCGTGATTTAGTTAACTTATATGGAACACCGTTCTTCTATACAACAACTAACGGTACACCAATTCAAGGTTACGAATTAAACGAATATGGTTTGTTAGCCGCTTACTCATTGTTAGGCGTAACAAATCGTGCTTATATTTTACGTGCTGATATCGACCTAGCAAGTTTAGTAGGTCAAACAGGTCGTCCAGTTGGTACCCCAGCAAATAATTCATACTGGCTAGACACAGCCGCAACATCATGGGGTATTTACGAATTTAATCAGACAACAGGTAAGTTTACAAACAAGTTACCTTATGTTGTTACTGATAGTGCTGACATGTCCGGTGTATATCCAAACCAAGCAATTGGTAATATTGGTGATTATTGTGTTGTCGCATTAGATAATCAAAATGAAGATCCTGTTACAGGCATAAAAACATATTACTATAAAAACAATGATAACGTTTGGACAGAAGTTGGTGGTACAGAATGGAAACAATCATGGCCAACAGCTCAAGGAACAAATTCTAATCCTGTATTAGCGGTAGGCAACACAATTACATTTAATTGGAGTGGCTACTATAATTTTACAGTTACAGTTGCAGATGCAGGTAGTGGCGATGGCACAGTAACACAACTTGCCAGTGACATTAACGATTTAGGTTACGGTTATTTCACTGCGGCTAACGTAAATGGTAAATTAACATTTTATATGTACACACAAGAAATTACTGATTATATTCAAGTTGTTAGTGGTACAGGTACTGTTTTATCAAATTTAGGACTATCTGTTGGTTTATATTATCAACCAGCACAAGCATGGGGAACATCTGCCCAAATGCCATTATGGGCGGTGGGTCAATCAACTCCAAGACCAACAGGTTCGGTATGGATTAAGGTAGGTGCTGCCGGTACAGGCTTAGCACCATCAATCTCTGCATATAGCACAGCATTAGGTTCATGGAGAGCTAAAACTGTGCCATTATATACATCAGATTGGGCATGTATTGCAGGTTCGGATTCTACTGGTGGTCAAACAATTCCACAAGATTCTGTATATTGCCAATATAACTTTGACTATATACCCTTTGGTAATTCCGATTTAACTACAGATCCTACCCCATCTTTATACTATTGGTACAGAGCATCAACAGGTTCAACAGTAATTACTGGTACTGAAACATATGCGACAGCAGGTGGAAGTGGATTTGTATATGTGAAAGTTTCACAGCCAGGCACTAGTGATTTAACAGTTACTCAAGCAATTACTGTAACATCTGGTGATACAGCAGAAGATTTTGTTCTAGCATGGCAAGCCACAAATATACCCTACACTTCAGCATCAGTAACAACTGATGGTGCCGTTCAGTTAATTCACACTGAGGGTGGCGTACTTTTAATGAACGACCATAATTATACTACTGGTGCATCTTATGGTATATTAGCTGACTTTGGTTTTGAACCAGAAGTAACTACTGGAGTTAAAATAGGTCCTAGCGTAGTATTCCAATATCAAGGAAAAACTGCTACAGGTGGTACTGGCGCCGGCGCACAATTCAAAGTAAACATGTCATATTGTCACTATGAATTAAATTTAACTAGCTTCAATAACGCAGGTAGTGCATACACAGTGGGTGATGAACTAACTATTGCAGGTACATCATTAGGTGGCACAAGCCCTGAAAATGACATTACTTTACAGGTTATTAGCGTAACTGGCGGTGGTGGTATCACAGCAGTTAACTTTACAAGCGGAACTGCTGCCGAAAAATATTGGGTTCAAGGAAGTAATTGGTATCCATTAACATTCACACCAAGTGCTAGTGTACCTAATGTAGCTCCATCTAATAACACTAACTGGTTCTATAGTGTAACCGACCAAGTTGACATTATGACAAACTATAACGGTGAATGGTATGGTTACAGAAACTTAAACTATGACCTTAACGGTTTCCCTAATGTAGGTACAAATTATACTGATCCAAATGGTCCTATCTGCCAAGCAGATCAACCAACAGTACAATCTAATGGTAATGCATTAGTGTATGGTGATTTATGGGTTGACACTAATGATTTAGAAAACTACCCAATAATTTATCGTTGGGAACAATACAACGGTGTAGATCAGTGGGTATTAATTAATACAACTGACCAAACTAGTAGTTCAGGTATTGCGTTTGCTGATGCACGTTGGGCAACTAACGGTGATACAAGCCCATATGCTGATCCTATTCCAACAATCAAATCATTGGCTGTAAGTAACTACTTAGATTTAGACGCTCCTAGCGCAAGTCTATATCCATCAGGTATGTTGTTATGGAACACACGCCGTTCAGCCTACAACGTTAAACAATTCAGAGTTAATTACTTTAATAATAATGACTTCCCTGATGAAACGTTACCAACAGAAACAGATGCATGGGTATCTGTAAGTGGTAATCAATCAAACGGTGCTATGTACGCAGGTCGTAAGGCTCAACGTGCTATGATTGTAGAATCATTACGTTCAGTAGTTGATACTAACTATGCAATTCGTGACGAAGATAACTTCTTTAACTTAATTGCAAGTCCTAACTATCCAGAACTACAGCCTAACATGGTTGTATTGAATGCTGATCGCGGGGAAACTGGTTATATCGTTGGTGATACACCAATGAGACTAGAAGAACAAGCTACTGCAATTCAAGCATGGGCAACTAACGCCGCAGGCGCAACAAGTACAGGTGAATCAGGTCTTGTAACACGCAATACATATCTTGGTTTATTCTATCCAAGTGGCATTGCAACAGACTTGA